GGAACCGTTGCGCAGGGCCATCGCAGTAGCGCCTGCGCCGCCTTGGATCGTGCCGTTATTGATTGTGACCGTGCCGGTGCCGGTCTTGTTGATGCCGTGCGCGGAAGTCGAAGTCCCCGCAGTCACATTGCCGTTGAGGGTCCAAGAGTTGTTTGTGGCATCAGGCACGCAGGTTGTCGTTCCGGCCAGGAGGTTGGCTGTTATCGTGACTCCAGCGCCTACTGCGTCAAAAGAACCACCTGCGGCCCCGGTTCCCTCAGCCGCAGTGGACAGCCTGCCGGTCCCTATGTCGAGGCTGATATTGAGATGGATGAGCGTCTTGGCGTTCGCGCAGAGAATCACGGCCACGCCGCTTATGAGCACGCTCACGTCCATCCAGGCCCCGGAGCCATCAGGAGCCGCGTTCCAGACGTTACTGGTGGTTCCCCCGCTGACTCGGTTGATATTGACGTTGCCTGCTTGTGCGTACCAGATATCCATTAGCCCACGATCCTCGGAATGCCCAGACCGGGATACTCAGTAATCACCCCGCCGCCGGAGGCATAGTTGTTGCCGAAGCCCCGACAGCGCCGGGTGTACGCCTTGCCGTTGGAGTTGGCTATCAGAGTGCGCTCAACTGTCTCTTGCGACGCATCGCAGCCAAAAAGATACATCCCGCCCTCGCCTGAACATTGACTTAGCCAGGCCGACTTGCCAGAGTAAGCGCCCCAGGCAGAACAACCATAGTTGAGGCTCAGGCTACCATCGTTGACATCGGCGACGGGGTATCCGTCGGTATCATAGTAGAGGCCGCTGACTCCGCGCTCACCGACCCGCACGACCTTGCAGGCGTCGTGGATTGTCGAAGCATTGTTGATATGATCTCCCGCCGCGCCCTCATGGTGAGCCTTGCAAGCAATCTCTGCCGCCTCGCTAAGTTGGCCGTCAAGTGCGTAGTAGTTGAATCCGTCGTGCCAGTTGCCGTAAGTTTCGCAGGATTGCACCGTCACTATCGCGCCTTCGGCATTCAGGCCGTTATAGAGTGTCGAGTAGCCAAAGACGCAGTTCTTGGCTCGGAACGTTGGGGTTAGACCCGCGCTCCGAGCGACCTTGACGCCATATGTGGCACAGAGGAATTGAACCCCATCAACGTAGAAATCAGACCCGCCGTTGACCGTGAACGCCGATGTCACGGATACATGCAGCGTCGAGTCCGATCTGATGTCCCTGCTATCGGCGGTCCTGACCCAGATAGATGTCCCGTCCGTGTAGTATGTCCCTGCGTCGAGATCGCCACTGCCGCCATACGACCCTACGAGCGCCAACCTGGTGAACAGGTCGTTGGCGTCGGTGATCGCCTCATCGAAAACGGCTTCCACCAACGCACGCGCGGCCTTGTAAGTGCTTGTTGCCCCACTCTCGAGAGTCCAGGTCAGCGCATACTCCCCCGCGAAGATTCGTGCGGTACCGTCGATGGTTTCCAGCGATAAAGCCTTGCTAGTGATTACCGCCCGCCCGGTGTCGCGGTTGTAGTCCTTCGGGTAAAGGCATATCCGGCCTGCGCCGGGCTTCGCCGCCGCAGTGCTGATGCGCAGCAGGGAATGATATTCGTCTACGCCGCTATTGCTGTCTGAAGCGCCCGGCCAACCCACGTAATAGGTCTGCAGTGCCGGCGGTTTGTAGTTTGCGACGTCAAACACGCCGCCTAGCGCACGGTCGATGCACGTTGGCGCAAACTCCGCGTCAAGCCTCACGTCAAAAAGCAGGTAGTCCAGAGCGCCCAATCTCTACTCCACCGCCGGTATGCTCACGCACCGGCAATTGCACACGTTCTCTGGAGACCCAGCGGGGTCTCCCGGATACATCAATTCTTCGCCGCCAACGATGAACGGTTCATCAACACCGACAACCTGCCCGTTGGCCTCGGCGTGGGATTCTCTTACGCGGTCATCCTCAGCGGTAAGCCATTCCTTCTTTAGCCCCTGGACATCCTCGGAGGCCTCGCGTAAACCCGCCTGCCCGGCTTCTCCGAGCACATGCCGGTATTCGGTTCGGACTATCGTTTCGGCCCGCGCCCCGATGGATTTGAACGCACCCTTGGCGTCTACCGCGCTCCCGATCTGCTTTTCTACGTCGAGTAGGTTCTGCCCGGTCAGCATTGAGCGCCGGACAATGGACGTGACTTGGTTCTTTGCGGCGTCGGTTACACCGGTTATCAGGTCAGCGCGATAGGCTGCTAGTGAGCGGAGCAGGTGCGGGTCAACACCCACCTGCCCACGTAAAAGAACGCTGGCCGCCCCGGTTGCCTTGACTATGCCGGTCGCCTGAATGATTGCATGGCTTGCGCCCGCGTCCATCGCGGATTGAATCTTGGGTTGAACCTTGGCTAACTGCTCTCGGCTCCGCGCCAAGAGTTCTTCGAGGTATTGCGTTCTCCACTCCGAGGGGCGTCTGCCCAACTCGGAGAGAATGTCGGCAATCGACTGGTCGAGCATGCCCCGAACCTTTCCGGCCAACGCGTCTTCGTAACGGTTGTTTGCCCGGATGTATGCTCGTATGACCTGCTTGCGGATCGCCATTTATGATTGCCTGTTTGTAGGGCAGGCGCTGGTATGGAGACCAACACCCAGCGCCCACCCCGCATCGTTGAACTACGAAGGTCGCAGTGCGTCTATCGGCGCAATGTTGATTGCCTGTTCGGTTGCCGACTTGTTGTAGCCGACTCCCTGCACGCAGTCGAACGCCGCAGTTGGGCGTGTCTCGGTGATGGTGTTGCCGGTTGTACCGGTTGTGCTGAGGTACAACGCCGCGCCAACGGTGAGGCCCGTAAGTCCACCGATCAGTGCGCTCTGGCAAACCTCAACCGGTTCTCCATCCGCAGAAGCGGCCATCGTGACTACGCCCTGCGCGGGATAGAGTCCAACACTGTCAGCGTCGGCAAGCTCCCACCTGCCGTCACTGCCCAGATAGACCAAATCGCCTACGGCAAGCGCGGCCCCTGCGATGCCAGGTTCAAGCCGCTTGCCAGACTGTTTTGCAAATGCACTCATAACATGATCCTCCAATAGGGTATCGGCCCCCGCGAAAGCCAGCGCCTAAGCGGGGGTGAGTTTGTCAACCAGTGTGGACTACGCGCTGGAGTCCATCTTCCAGCAGCCGCGGCAGTCCAGGAACACGGCCTCGTACTCGTGCCGAATCTTGTACTTCATCCTGTCGGCCACGAACATGTCGCCCACCACCGGGTTGTCGGCCAGGAAGAATTCCGGCTCCTGGCGGCCCTGCAGGAAGTTGACGGCCATCCACTCCATCTGCGACGGCTTCCAGGCCAGGTAGTAGTCGGTCGTGTTCTGCAAGAGCGGGCAGCTCACGATATCCTCGTTGTTCTGGCCGAAGAACTGGAACAGGGCGTTGTAGGTCGTGCCCAGGTTGGCCTGCGGGTTGATCTGGTTCAGTCCCACGGCGGTCTGCTTCAGCTGCTGAGGCACGATGAGCACCAGGTCGCCGGGGTTCCCGTCAAGGCCGATGACCTTGCCGGAACTCGGCTCGACCATCAACTCCATCTTGGCAAGCATCGAGAGGATGTTCGCGGCACTGATTGCCGCCGATGCCGATGCCGCAGTGTTGTAGTTGGCCGCCGGCGTCCTGCCGCTGTACCGGAAGAAGACGTTGCTGCCTTCCACTGTATAGACGGCGTTGTCCTCGAGCATCGTCACAAACACACGCTGTGCGAGCGTGCGAGCCGCAGCGCGTCCGAGTCGACCCACCACCTTGGCAAGCGAGTTGAGGTCATCGTTGATAATCATCTTGCGAGTGACGGTCAAGATGTTCCCCATCTGCTTGATGGTGTAGGTCGCTTCCTCTTCGCCAAACGGCGCGATCTCGTTGTAGTCGGCGGTCTCCGGGTTGATGTCCGTGTCCAGGTCTCCGAAGTAGCCTACGCGGATGCTCTCCTGCGTCTTGAAGTTCTCCGCCGAACCGGTCGTGCAGAACTTCTCCCACCCCCAGTTGCGCGCCTTGTAATCCTGGATGAGCCTGCGATACATCGAGGTCCCCAGAATGTACGGGAACGCGGCGGAAGTCAGCGCCTCAGACACTCTGAAGTGCCCAGTTACTTCCGCGTCATGGGTCATGACCGTGTAGGCTTCGCGCAGGCCCTTGAACGGCTTCACGCCCTGTCGGTCTTCGACATCGACGCCAAAAGCCACGTCCATGGCTATCTGCATCTTGTCTTCGGGTTCGGCAAGGACCTGAATCCGCTGCCCCTCGATGGCCCGGAACACAGTCGACCTTTTTGCGGCCTGATCCTTCATGAACCCGACTTCGTCTTCGAGTTCGGCTGCTTCAAAGAGCTTGCCCCCGAACTTCGAGCGCACGCGGGTTGCGAGGTCCTCCGGCAGATTGGCGGTAGTCAGCGCCTCCTGCAGGCGCAGGCTGCACTCCTGGACGGCGAGCTTCTCGCTCAGTTCGTCCATCTTTTTGACGGCCTCGGATATTCGCACATCTTCGGCGGGTTTGTCATCGGCTTTCGCCGCAGGAGGCTTGGGATCATCCGCTGGCTTCTCAGCCTTGGTATGAGCCTCCTTTATCGCCAGCACGAGGTCTGGCCTTGCCTCGGTCAGCTCGTCCAAGCTGAGTTTGTCCAGTGTTTCCAATTCACTTACCTCCTGTGCGCTTTGCGCTTCAAACAGTCTGCCGCCTGCTGACGGCCCTACTACGATGTCAACGCTGGTTTCGCAGTTGCGCGTTAGCGATTCCAGCACGCTTACCAGGTGACCGTTGCGTCGCCTGATTCTCCTTGTCCCATCCGTCTGCACGGATAGGCCCAGTAAGTCTTTCTCGCCACGATCAAAGGCTTCTTTCGCCTTCAGGATTTCCGCGTCGGCCCCGGAGAAGTAATGCACGTCACCGCGCAGTGTGCTATCTGATTCCTGGTACCGGACATTCTTCATGGTGTGGCTGAGGTTCCGGGGGTCGCTGCGCTCGAAGTCTGTCTTGACGTGTCCGAGATAGCCCCGGATGCCCTCGAACGTCTTCGAGCCGTCGCGTCGCATTACTTCGGGCGTCCACTCAACCCGGTTATGCGATTCGCCTGCTGTCGCGATAATAGCGTCACGGATTATCCGGTTTTCTGTGTCGAACTGGACTTCCCCGAGCGATCCCGCTTCAGCTATGTGTATTGTGGCTATGTCTTTAGCCATACAAATCCCTCCTTGTCTGCCCACAGCTTCCACAGCCGGGGACTAGTAGCTTCTGGTCGACGCCGAGCCACGCGCGGTCGGCAATTCGCTTCACGGCCTGCCGCTTGTATTGGGCCTTGGCCTTGCGGTATATCTCAAGCAGTTCCGGCGTGTAGCAGTGCCAGTTCCGCAGAGATTCGTCTAGGTGCTGTTCAAGCCCGGCGTCCCCGCAAGACATCGCAAATGCGTAGTCTTCGCCGTAGATGTGACCGGGTTTGTCCAGCGGTATCCAGTAACGCGAGTGCATATCGGGGCGATAGAGGTAGCTTGACCGCTCAAGCAGCCCCCGGCTTGCCAGGAAGCACGCGCCGGTTCCGCCAACTTTCCGTGCGCCCTTGCCAATCGGTCTCCAATGAATCCACTGCGCGGGCTGGTTGTACGGTGGCGGACCGGAGGCGGGCATGAATTCCATTGCATTGACGGCGCTGAATACTGCGCTGCCAGAGTTGGAGATCATCGCGGCTACCATGTCCAGATTGTGCGACAGAAGCCGCTGCAGCGTCTCCGGCTGCATCATAATGTCGCTGTCACAACTCAACAGGTAGTCGTAACCGCCGTCGAGTGTTGCCTGCCGAATGGACTCCCGGAGGATAGCCATCCGCAGATACATCGGATCACCCGCCGTGCCTTTGCGGTCGTATGCAGGCAGGTGGTTTGTGACGGTCCGCACTTCACAGTTGGGCCATCGCGCCGTGAGTTTGCGTAGAAGTTCAAGGCTGTTGTCTGCGCTATCGTTCTCGATGAAGAGATAGCCAACAGAAAGGCCCTCCGTTTCGAGGGCCTTGACTGAATCCAGGAAGTCTTTGATTATCCACGCCCGGTCATGCACTGGGGCAGCTACGAGAATCTTCATTCGAGCCTCAAGAGTAGAGCGGTCTCGCTGGCGGTACCGGCGGTTTGATTCCCGGCACAAGAATGTCATCGACTATCCCCGCGTGTGCCCGGTCGGTGAGCAGTTTCACGGCGGCTTGGTGGTACCGCTTTCGTGCCTGCCGGTAGATGTCCAGCATCTTCGGTGTGTAGCAATGCCACTGCCTGATCGCCTCGTCTATGTATTGGCTGTAGCCGGCTTCACCGCAACTCATTGCAAACTGGAAGTCCTCGCCGAATATCTGACCATCACGCCCAAGTGGAACCCAATACGGTGAGCCAACGTGAACGCGATAGTTGTAGGTTGCTGCCTGAAGTATCTCCCGAGACGCCAAGAAGACCGCGCCGGTCCCTCCGCACTCTCGGACTTCCTTGCCCTCCTGGAACCACTGACTCCAGTAGGGCGGTTGCTGATATCCCTCCGGTCCCCGCGCCGGGTTGAACTTCGCGGCATTGACTCCGATGAATGCCGCCGTCCCTGAGTTGGAGATCAGAGAAGCCACGAAGTGCAGTGTGTGAGCCAACAACGCTTTCAGCGTGCGCGGCTGAAGCATGATGTCCGAATCCACGGAGAACAGATAATCGAAGCCGCCGTCAACGGCATACTTGCGTATCTGTTCGCGGATCATGGCCATACGCACATAGCACGGATCGCCTATCGGCTCGAACCGTTTGAACGTTGGTAGGTAGTTGTCAACGTGGTCGACCACGCACTGCGGCCAATCGGCGGTAAGTTCCCGGAGAAGCTCCAGAGAGTTATCCTCCGAGCCGTTCTCCAGGAAGTAGTAACTGATGTCCAGCCCGTCGGTGTCGAGTTCGTGGATGCTCTCCAGATACTCCCGGAGAATCCAAGCGCGATTACAGACTGGGGCGGCGATTAGGATTCTCATTGTCCAGGCTCCCACGTGTGCGCTATCGTATGCCCTTGGTCAAGCCAGACCGTGAAGCCCGACTCCTGCGCAACCAGCGTGAAAAATACATCCTCCCCCGGCTGCTTGTTGTAGAGTTCTATCCCCTGCCAACTCAGCGTCCAGTAGAACGATGTGGCGATGAATGCCCGCTTACTGATAAGTAGACACCCGCCGATTGCCCCGACAGAGCGCAGACCCTCGCCAGAGACGCGTACGAGTTTCCACGAATCGCCGTTGTGTTCCATCGAGCCGATAGCCCCGACCTCCGGGTCATACGGGCAGACCGGCCCCACGATGTCCAGGTCGTGACTCCACAACCGCAAGAGGGTGTCGGGATTCAGAACCGTGTCGCTGTCGCAGTTCAGCCAGTAGTCGTAACCGCCAACCAGGGCGGCGTAGCGGGCTTCCTCCCGCATAACCCTGATGTTGTCGCGGTTGGGCTGATTGCCTCGGTGGTTGTAGGCGTCCGGGTTTATCCATAGCTCCTGCACTGGGATACCGTATCGCTCACAGACGCTCTTGCTGCCGTCTACCGTATCGTTGAGAAGGCAGAGGAAGTCAACCTCCAGTCCGTCCGTGCGCATTGACTTCCACGAATCAAACAAGGCGGGCAGGCTCCACTCTCTATCTCGCGCTATGGTTGTAACCAGGACCCGGTCGGGCTTGTTTTCCACGTTATCCATCCTGCAATCGTATGTCGCCAAGATTCGGGGTCAGCACTTCCGGCGGAGAAGTGGCGCCTTTGACGATCTCTCGCATGTTCGTGCGCAGCCAGGGCACACCATCGAAGACCGGCTGCTGCAAGAACGCCCTCAGTTGGCGCGTTCCCTCACTATCGGTGTAGAAGTTGTGGTTCGAGAACATGCCTAACCATTCAGCCATCGGCCTGCAGTTGATATGGTTGATCCCGCCCTGCCCAGGAGGGGCAGCAGAGAATACAATCCGGTCCGCCGATGCGCAGAGCGCACTCACGAGTTGATCGCTCAGTTCGGGCTGCAGGTGCTCGGCAACCTCGATACATAAGGCCATGTCGTACTTCCGGCCCGGCTCGAAGTCGGCTATGTCATAGCATATGAATGCGCCCTGTGGCAGAAGCGCCCCCGCGTTGGGGCAGGAGTCCACACCCAGCACGCCTGCCTTTGCGCTCCAGAACTCAATGAGATACCCGCCGGTTCCACATCCCAAATCGAGCACGCTGCGCGGGTGGTACTTCTCCAACCAATACCTACCAAGCGCGCGTTGAGATGGCTGCTCGTGGGCCTCTTTGTCAGCCATAAGCTCAGAGTAGGGGTTATTCATCGCTCTTGCCCTTGCCAAGCGCAGCGGCGGCAAGCGCGTCACTCTCAGCAGTTGCGTCCTGCTGTTTGGTGAACGGCGTCGATTTGTAGTCCTGAACCTTTTCCTCTTCCTTGGCTTTCTTCACGGCCTTATCGAGGTCCGCCGGCCTAGGTATGCCCGCCGTCGCGTACCACAGGTTACGCAGGCTCTCCAGGTCGCACAGCCCCATGTCGATAGCCATCTGCCCGCCACTCGTGAGGTCAAGCAGGGCCTTGGCCGTCGCCACGTTGTCAGCGCTTGTCAGGTCCGGCTTCTGCACAGTGAACGCTCGAAGCTCCGGCTTGTCTGGGTCGATTGTCACCTTGCCGTGCAGTATGGCCATGTCAATCACGAAGTCAATGATGTCCCGAATCATCCACTCAATGTCATCCTGGAGGCCGGCCATGTGGCGAAGCGGCGGGCCATCTGCCGTCTCGGAGGTCGAACGGTTTACGTCCTTCGATGCTGCTATCCAGGTCTCGGACACCCCGAATCCCAGGCCGATGATCTTCCGGGCTTCCGTGGGCAGGTCAACTGCAACGGTAGCATCGATCTTGGGGTACTTGGCCTCCCAGACCTCGCCTTTGTTGTGCACGTTGATGCTGCCAACCTTCGGCGGGCCTTTCGTCTGGAGTTCGTCCGCGCGCGCGTTGACCTGCGTATCGTTGCCATCAATCTCTACGTCCCAGACGAACGCCCCGGTCAGCGCCACATTGCGGAACTGATCGAACAGAGCATGATCGTGGGCGTCCAGCCAGTCAATAGAGGCTTCCATCGACGGCCTGCCGCGCCCGGTTATCAGATGGTTGCCCCTGAAGTAGAACGCTGTGCCGACGCGATAGCCATACACATCTGCATCCCGCTCGTTATTGGTTGCCGCCTCCCCGATCCTCATTTTGGCGGTCGGGTCCGTCTGATAGCGGATAACGTCGTAGGCCTTCGCTGTCTTCTGGCCTGATTTGATCTTCATCGTGACGGTCGCCACGTAGCGGCTATCGGCCAATTCCAGTTTGTCGATCTCGCGCGGTTCCTCGAAGTCCAGGAAGACCTTGCCGTCCTGCGGGTTCACTCGCACGGGCAGAAGCGTTTCGCCTTCCAGCGCGCGCCGTTCCACGATGTCGCCAATAAACACGGCCATACGGTTATACGGATCGTTCCAGAAGTCTTCCACGACATCCTTGACCTTGGGGTCGACACCCTCCCCGCACTCCGGTGACATGCCCCGGCAGAAGTCGCGGATGATCTGCACCATCCTGCGGGCAAGCGGATTTGTGCGGTAGAGGTACCAGCACATACGGTTGAGTTTGTCCGAGTCGAGCGGATTGAGCTTCTCGCTCGCCACGGTCGAGAGTCGTCGGAAGCCCGCCGCATCGTCGGCTGCCTGTTGCGCATCGGTGGCTTCCCGGAGGCGTATGTGGTAGTTCCGCGCCGCTGCCTGCTCGACTGCCGCTATCTCGCTCGCCGCTATCCGCCGCTGTATGCGCTTTTTGAGGTCATCAATCCACATTTACCAAATCCCCTTACGGTCAGCCCGGTATGCGTTCCAGGCGTCGGGCACGTCTATGTGAGCAGAGGCCAATGGTATGCACGTCGGCCCGACTGTCTGCAATACGTATCTCAACGGGTCAACCGCATGGTCATCTCTCTTGATTGGCGCATCGTCGCCGCGTTCGGCGGCTTTCGGGTCCCAGAGATAGCCCGCGAGTTCATCGCGAAGCCGTTTGCATCGCTCGTGCGCAAAGAGCCTGTCGGTGTTGAACAGGCTGCCAACCGTTCGTATGCCGGAGATCACGTCGTTGTCTGTGTCCCCGCAATACCAGCCGTCTACTCGCAACGCGTTTATCAGTCCAGCGGCAGACGGATCGCAGAGAATGCTATCCGGCTCGAGGAACTCTTGCTCATCAGCCGCGTGCCCGCGCAGGAAGTCCCCCATGGCCTTAACGAGTTGGTCTTCGGTAAGCTGCCTATGCTGCTTCTTGCTATCCCAGCTCCATTCGTCAACCACGTAGTAGTTCGCGCCGTGTTGACCTATCAGGAGGAACACGCTGGGGTTTATGGCCCCGTAGTCAACGCCTACCCAGTAGCGACTACAGGGCGGGCACTCAGACACGACATGCCGCCTTTCATCGAACATGTCATAGATCGCGCCGTCTGCGACACACCACTTGCCCAGGACGTAGCGGTCATACCAGACGCCGGCGCAAGACGCCTTTACGTCGGCTACATAGGCGGGATCCAAAAACGGGTTATCGTCTAGCTGATACTCGAAGTACTGCAGGTTGGGCGTGGCGTCTATCCACGCCTTGGCCCAGTGTCTCGGACTAGCCGGGTTACACGTTAGGTCTGCTATCGCGCCGGGTTTGGAAAGCCGGGTCCCCACCATGCGGAAGAACGTTTCCGGCCACAGCACGAACTCATCGCCGTCCAGGTAGACGCCCTGGAAACCCTGTATGGCGTTGATGGCACTTTCGTCGCTTGCCCCGAACACTTGACACTTGCGCCCAAACAGCTTGACGGTCGACCGGCTACTGAGTGTCGATACCCGCGCCTCACCGAACATGGCACGCATAGGCTGCAGAACGTTGCGCTCGTACGAACCGATGCTCTTGCCGATGAGCATACAGTTGCCGGGTGGCAGGTTCAGCATCCGGTGTGCTTTGACCAAAAAGTTTAGGTGGGTCTTGCCGGATTGCACGGCCCCAACATGAACGTTCCAACGGGCGGGCTGCTCGGTAACTTGCGGCCAGATACGCGCCTGTTTGTTACTGAGCAGTGGCACGCTTGGCCTCACTGTTGGCTTGCGCTAGGAGTTTGGACAGGGGGTCATCTTCACCGTCGGGTTCAGCGTCAAACCCCAGCAGTTTAGCCAGCGAATCCAGCGCCCCCTTCTTGTCGTGCAATTTGAACCGAATCGAGCCACCGTGTTCCGTGACCGTCTGCCCTAGCTCGGCGACACACGCCGCGTCGCCGTCCTCGAGCGATTCCGAGTCCATCAACTCCACGCCGGAGGCATCCCACTTGGCGAACTTGCGCATGTCGGAGAACGCGAGTTTGGCGTATTCGGCCACAATGCGTTCTCTTGTGATTTCGAGCTTCCTGGCCGTTTTCTCTGAGTCGCGCTGAATTGCGGCCTGAACACTAGCATTAGCTAGCAGTCGTACGGCTTGCACGTCTGCCCCGTTAGCACTGTAACCCGCCCTGATGGCGGCCTGAGTGCCGTTATGGTCTATGGTGTATTCCAGGGCGAAGCGTTTCTGTTTTGGGGTCAGCTCGCCCGGCTGCTGTGTGGGCATAGTTCACCAAAAAGAGCGGCCCCGGCTGATGAGACCGGGGCCAGAGTGAGAGATGGAGTGTGCGGATGATTGCGTGAGGGGGCTGCCGTCGCATTTTCCGGGGCGGCCTGGTTCTCCGGCTCGGACCTCCGCCAAGAGGCCGGTCGGAATTTTGCCCCTCATGATACTACCGGGCCAGAGTAGGGCAATTATGCATTTTAGCCTCGAAAAAACTTCAACTATTTTCGCCCCACCCCTTGACAATACCCATAGTTGGGGGTATACTATAGGTATACAGGCAAGGGCCTAACGGAGGAACGAGAGATGGAACGAACGACGACCTGGCAAACAAGCACCGGCAAGACAGTCACCGTGACCGCTAAGTTGGTCACCAGCAAGACAGTCTATGCCGACGGCGACAACGTAACCGTGCCCTGCTGCGAAAGATCACTGACCGCCGAAGTCGAAGGTATGGGGACGGTCGGTTATCGATTGGAGATGGTCAAGACCTCGCAGGTAACTGCTTCTGGGTTGCCGATAGTCGCTAAGATCGGCAAACTCGGACTGACCGCTGACAACCTGGCTGCCGTCAGGGCCATCGAGCAAGAGATAACTGATACCCCGGAATGGCAAGCGCACCTAGCCGGTGAAGCCGCGCGCGAAGCCGGGGTGGCCCGCTACAACGAGAGCCGCAAGGGTGTATGCCCCAAGTGCGGGACCTACTGTTATGGAGATTGCGAAGCCAACTAAGGAGGACGCTAATGCCCAAGCAAATCACGATGAAGCTAACCCTCACGCCGGAGGAACACGACCAACTGAAGCGCGAGGCAGCGTCCTTGCACCTGACAATGACCGCACTGGTCAAAATGAGAGTGTTTGGGAGGGAAGGGAAATGACTAGAATAGACAAGATAATCGAGTGGGCGCAGACAGAGGAAGACCCCGAAGCTTCGCTGCAAGGTCGCCTCGACAGTGTTAGCCCAATAATGGACGACGAGATCAGAGAACAGGTGCATTCAGAGCTCGCGCCCTGCACGGCCAAGGATTTCCTCGTAAGGTATGATGAGTTACATACCGAGAAGTACGGCGAGGACTTCGACTTTTAGCCCACCCCACACCCCGGTTCAGACCATCGAAGCCGGGGTGTTTTTGCGCCTCCGCCGCTTGCCCGCCACCTTGCCCAGACAATACATCCGTATCGTCTCATACGGCAGGTGGAATATCCGGGAGAGCACAACCCAGATATCGGCGTATGGGTCGGCGTCGTCCTCCCAATCCGAGTTACCCAGGGCCTTGGCGATCTTGTCGAGCCGCCTGCCCACCGTAGTCTGCGATATCCCGTAGAGCTTGGCGATCTCCGCTTGGGTCTGGTCCAGGAGGGCCTTGCGCAGAATATCCACATCGCGCCAGCCGAAACCCGCTCGTTCAGCAGCCCTGATCAGCGCCCCGTCACAAGCGGCGTCATACTCTGGGTCGGAATCGACTTGCACGGGCTGGAGGCCGTTGCGGTCGAACTCACGCCTGAGAATGTGCTCGCGCTCGATGTCCTGCTCGTGCAACCGGGCCTCAGTATAGATGCCGTGTTCACGGCCAAAGTAGGGCTTAAGCCACTCATTGGACTGCGCTTCCAGATCGACCATTGACGGACCCTCCCCAGCGTGGTAGAATCAAACGGTTCCCCAACCACTCGATTCCCCCACATCAGGCCGAAGGCGGGCCTGTCAGTCATTTGTCCCGTCGTACTCTATGACCGTTCGCAGAAAGTCGCCGCCCTTGCGATTCGATGACTGGTGATTGCTCATAAGCTCCTGGATACATCGCTCACACTCACACCAATCGGGGTGCTCGCCGTTGTGAGCATCGGCGTAGCGTTGCACTTCGGCTCGGCGGTCCTTGGGGCGATTCATCAGTAATCCTCCACCCCCTCCGATTCACCTGCGGCCTGCCAATCGGCGATTGCGTAGGCGAGGGCGTGAAACGCCAGCCAGTCAGCCACTAGGCGCACCTTGGGACCCTCCATGACGTAGTAGACGGACTGCTCGAAATCCCAAGACAACCAGTCCCCCAGATCAACCGCGAGGGCGGCGGCGAAGAGGTCGCGCTGTCGCTCTACCTCGTTGCCACAGGCTATTGTCTGGATGAATCTTCTGCCACGGCGACTACCGCAGGTAAAATCTGCCGGGCCTATCGCATGCGCCCCGCACTTCGGGCACTTCTCACTCTCCACGATTGGCCTCCTGTTCGGCGTCGTAGGCGGCGGTAGCTTCCTTGGCGCGCATTTCGTGCGGTATTTCGCGTATCTGGTCGCGCCGTTCTGCCGTTCGTGCCGCGTCAACCTCTAAACAGTAGCCGCCACCCTTGACGGTGGATACCATCCGATACGCCCAATTGCCGTTCTCATCGAGAAACGGCTCGTCTACCGTCCCGGCGTCGCAGTCGTTGGTGCAGTCGCAGAAGAAGATGAACTCTCCGCGCTTGAACCTCGGCTTGGGGATTGAGTTTGCTAGTTGGCCGTAAATTCTCGCCAACCGCTTTGCCATGCGGTCTACTTCATACTTTTCGAGAACAGCAGCGCAAGATGACGCATCACTGTACTTCCGGCACTGCGCCAACTCCTGCCCGAGCCGGTCACGCTCAACCAACGCCTCGTCACGCTCTCGCGCTCTGTCGTTTGCCGCCGTTTCCCAGGCAATCGCGCCGCCGTCTGATTGTTCCATATACTTCCGGTTGACCTCGACCTGGTTCTCCAACTCCCTCACCCGGTCCTGGAGGGCGTCACGGTCTGATTCGAGAACAGACAACTCAGCCTCAAGGTCGGCATTCTCGGCGTCGCGGGCAGGTTTCATAACCCGCGCAATCAGGTATTTTTGCGACCATCGCCGGGCCGCTTTTCGCCACCGCTTCCACTTCTTCATACCACCGACCTCCCTTTCCGTAGCCAGTTCATCGCGAATCCCCTTTCAGTGCGGCTTCAAGCCAGTTCAATGCCTGCCCGTTCTTGACCTGCTCTCCGGTGACGCGCAGGATTCGCCACCCCATCACCGTGAGGCTATTGTACTTCTCGCAGTCGGCCTCAAAGCCTTTTCCCCTGGAATGCCTGCCGTTTGTCCAAGTTGCGCCCTCGATCTCGACTATGACCCGCTGCTCTGGCCAAGCATAATCAACTCTCCACCGCCGGGGTTTGGCGGGGCTGAACTCAATGGCCGGCGGTGGAACAAACGAGCATACGCTCAGTTGGAAGTCGAATAGCTGCTCCAGGGCAGAACGGGCAGGGCATCGGTTCACTCCGCGCATCATGTCAATTTCCTCCCGCTACAGGCATAGCATGTCTGGGCACACGCGTTCTTCGACCAGAACACGCACTTACACTTCCGACAGCGACATTTGAACATAACAGTCACTCCGCGCATTCCGGGGCCTCCTGCTTCCAACCGTATCGCTCTGCACGCCGGCGCAGATCACGGATGCAGAACTGCTTGTTGTGCACATTGCTCACGCCCTGTAGCGTTCCGTCGCGATTCTCTCGGACCACTTGACACGGGAACGACAGCAATACACCCTGCCTCACGTACACCCTGCGCCCCAACTTGTCCCGGTAGACCGGGCTAACTATCTCACTCATTGCCCTCCCCTTTCCGCACGAATTTGAAGAAACGCAGGAAGTTTGCCCGTGGTCTCCACGTCACTGAGGGGCGACAACCTGTCGTGCCTGGTATGACGTACCAGACGTTTCGGCTATTGGTCCGGGCGTGGATCACAACCTCCACTCCGGTGTTTTCGTGCACAAACACATCCCCAACTTCCGGCTCTCTCAAGTCAGTCATCGTGACTTCCTCCGTTTCTGCTTGCCGTGGTTGCGCTTGGTCGGCCTCCAGCATCCCCGGAAGCCGCGAGTCGGACGTGGAACGCGGTCAGGCATCCGCCATTCTCCCATCGCCATAATGCTGGCCAGTAAGCCTAGTTTGCCGATGTTCAACTCACTCACCCCTCCCTGACCCATCGGCGGGCGGCTGCGAGAGCGGCTGGGTGCACATTTTGCTTCCAGGTGTCTACAATCAGCAGCGGCAGTCCATTCAGCCTCGCTAATTCCTGATAGAACTCAGACCCATGCCCACTTTGCCGCACAACTGTCGCTGCAGGAGTTGGCTGCGCCCGCAGGTCGTTGCGGCTCAGGCATAGACTCAGCGGCGCATCACAGTAGACGAGCATCACTGGACTATCAAGCGCGGCTACGATTCGCGGAATGAATTCCGACGGCCAATCAGACGCTATTTCGATAATGCGCCACGCGCAATCCCACCGCTGGATGCCGACTATCATGTCCTCATACGGCTCCCTGAGTGCATCACCATCGAGGTCGCCGTCACGTTCAACGTGCGGCATGACGTAGGACAGTACGTCCAACACCCCATCATAAACACCTAGCGACGCGATGAGCGTCGATTTTCCGGCCCCGGATGTGCCAGTTACCAGAAGAACCCCTCGCTCACTCACTCCCCACCTCCCGCGCGGCCACAACCGCGCTGTTATCGTCGGAACCCCTCCCCCTCGCGTTGTTGATTGCGGCGGATAGCGTGGGACCGGAGCCGAGAATGCGCCCACGATCAACCAGCATTACTTCATGCGCTTGGTCTGCGCGGATTGTGTGGATTATCTGCCTCCCAGATTTTGCCGACAGCCACTTCTCCAGCCAGGGCAGGCGGTCGGCGACAAGGCGGCAGACCTCATCGTTCGCGCGTTTTCTCTGTATGCTTTCAAGCTTATTGCCATTCGTGCAGTCCCGGCATATCACCGATGTTGTCTGGCCGGTTAGTTGTGATCCGCATACAACGCAGTTCATACCTCACCCCTCGCTTTCAGGATCGCCGCCGCCTCAAGGTTGTTGGCGTGCGCGAAACAGGCTTCGAGAGACGGCATGCCGCGTGCTACGTCGCCCCAGTTCGTCACATCAAACTGATTGTTGTGCTTCAACTCCCACCCGGCGTTGCTGTCAACGGCCTGCCATATCCCATACCACTGCGTTCCGCGCTTGCCGCGCCACCGGACAAGAAATGTTTGCCCCGGCAACTCCCCGCAGGTCAGCGCCTCACCCCCGGCAACCTGGTCGGCACCCTCCTGCGCGGCATCTATCACCATCTTGCAGGCTTTCAGGCATTCGGGACAGTTGGGGAACGCATAGACGTGCTCTGGGCAAGGCCACGCCCCAAACCAGGTGCGAACATGCGCGTGGGCAGCCTCAGCCTCGTTCCGCGCAGGGTTGTCGATTTCCGCCTGCGAATTCGACACGTCCGGGGTCTGTGTCGATGGCGTGGACATGGCGGGCTTGGGGGTGAAGCCCTTGCATCCGTCCGACTTCACGCGGAAGTTGCCTGCCTGTTCACCCAACCCGCAATTCTGGCGTCCGCAGTCACGGCAGTTTACCGCTACGCCTTTCCACTTCCGTCCTTTCCGCTTGGCCACCATCCCGCACTGCTCGGCAAGCGCGATGGCCAGGGCGCGGGCGTTGTCCCCGGCCACGTGGATGCTACATGGGTCATCCAGGCTCACCCGCTCAATAACGATCATGTGCGGGCTATTCCCAGGCAGAACTGCGATCTCGTTTCCGTTCCAGTCTCGTATCACGTCACTCACTCTCCTATCGCGGCGCGCGCCGACGTATGACCTAGAATTCACACCCATCCTCGCTATTGCGCCCGGCTCTAGCTTTCAGCCGCTCAACCTCCGCCTCTGCCGCCTCTGCCCGCTTCTCGGCGGCTTCCACGCGGGTCTGGTAAAGCGTATCTTCGGCGTCTGTTCCAGAGTGCATACGCCCATGAACGCGCGCCCTCCGAACCTCGGCCTCCAACGCGGCATCATCGTCAAACGCCATGCCTTGCACATCCAGCTTGGCTCGACAGGCAAAATAGAGTGCCGCTTTATCTTTTGCCGCCTCCCGTCGCAGGTCGGTGTTGGTCGCTTGCCAGTCGATGGTATCGGCGGGAAGGAGGTTGGCTTGCTTCAGGACGCCCGCTAGTGTCTCGCTGCGGTAGTCGGGATGCGGCCTCACTGATACGTTATGCGCCTCCCACCAATCAGGCTTGTGCATCACCTTGTAGGTGGTTCCATCTTCGTCCTCCAGCCAGATAGTGCCGAACCGTCCAGCCATGCGGTAGACAACCCCCTCCGCCGTCTTCTCCTCCAGTGCGTCGGAGATGCGGGAGAGAAGACCCCTCGCCCTCGCATGGTCGGCGTTTCCGGTAAACGCAGTGCTTTCCCACATGCCCTTAATCGCCTCTCCCAGTTCCTCAACCAGCTTGTTCATCGGATTGTCCTTTCAGTAGCTTCAGTTCTCGAATGTCATCAACCAGCACCCTGTTCGTGGGGATGCCATATTGCTCTTCGATGCTCTTGTCAAACTCCACGACGTAGCCAAAATCGGCGAGATGCTGCACAATAGTGCCTTGTCCGTGGTATTTGTGGGCTACACGGTCGCCGCCGCGAACTTAACCTTGTTCACGATTACCCTCCTTCGCTGTCCAGGCCGCGCAGAACCCTGTCGCCTCGCTCCAACCCCCCTCTATCCCATCTTGGTGGCAGGTGTCAGCGAAGTACTGCTGCCATATCCCGCACCGGGGGCCGTATGTGCCATCGTGATTATGCCTGCACCCCTCGCACCGGCCCGGCAACTGGTTCGCGGCAAGTCGGGCGTTCTCGGATTGCAGGGCGGCTATTGTTTCGTCTCTATCCTTGACGGCATCGGCCCAAGGCTTTAGGCTCTTCTGCCAACCTTCAATGTCCCTCTGTTGGGCGCTTTTCCTCATCGCGTCGCCTCGTTCCGCCTGTCCAAGCATTCGCCACGTCCAGCATTCGGGGCATTGGCCTGCCGCGCCGCCTCGATGATTAGCCGCTTGACTTCTTTTTCGTCACTGAGGCGTTGGCGTCTAGTCGCAACATACCGGCCCGCGTCGCAAGACCACTCCTCTTTGCGCCCGCATGAGCGGCATGTGCGCCGATCCCCGCGATAATCCCACATGTGCTTCTCGCTCATCGCGTCACCTCCGGGTACTGATCCCACACGCGGCCATCAATCAGCGGCAGCTTCACAAGCGTGCCGTCAATGTCGGCCTGCTTGATGAATACCGGAATTTCGACTCGCTGACTTCGGCACTGATAAAGCAGATTCACGATCCACTCCACATCGCACGGCCTCCTGCCCGGCCCCGATTCAGCGCCCACCACCACCCACTGGAGTCGCTTCAACGCTTCGGGCGGAATGACTATCGGGCCAAGGAGGGGTTCGAGGGAGAGCCATGGATTATGCCCGACTTCCAGCAATCCGGGAAGTCGCAGGTCGAGGAACGTCTGGTTTTCGGCGGTTACACCGAAGTGCCAGTTGCGATAGACGGGCCGGAGAAGCGTGCCCAGCACTGCCTCCATTTGGCCCGCGCGCTTGGTCAAGAAGTAGTAGTCATTGTCGGGATATTTGGCCAGCATCCCAAACACCGCTTCAATGAACAGCACGCTCACGTCCGGGTGAAAGAAATCACCCATGAACGATATGCCGATCCGCTTGCCGCTGCCGGGAATGTGGCCGTCCAACTTGTCCCAGCACTCCACAACCCGGAATGGATCATCGGCAGGATAGTCGGTTGGTCGCTTCTCCGTGCTACGCAACCGGGTCTCCGCGCACTTCTTGGCCCAACAGTTGTCACAGCCGGGGCTGATGGCCGTGCATCCGTGGGTGTAATTGATTACCCCATCGAGATATTCGATGCCCGTCTTGACTACTATGCTCTTGCTCATCCCTCTCACTTCCTCCCTTTCGGCAAATGGATATTGCCCCAGTCGTAGCTCTTTGGGAACCGGTATTCGCCCGGCTCCCCGGTGATCCGAATCACGATGTCCGGCGGTTGGGCCTTGACGCCTGCCGCGAACCCGACTCGCCGCCCGGCGTGGAATCCCATCCTGAACCCCCATATCTGATTGAGCGCCGACAGCACTGTGAATATCACCAAGGCGGGCCACCAGATATACCACCAGTGTCGTAAGCGCCTCACTGTATCGCCCTCCCGCCCTTGCCTTTCATCGACTCTGCCCAAATTCGCCCATTGTTGATGGCAGGCGCGATATGCTTCCGGTCCCGCGCGTTCTGCTCTCGACGCGCCGCTCTCAGTCGGGCCGCGTTCTCGGTTGCACTCCCGAAGAAGCACTCCCGGCAGTAAACCGGCTGATTGTCTGGGATAGCAGCGGCTTCGCTGTGGGATACGTCGCCCAGGCATCGGTATGTCTTGCCGTCGCAGGTGTAGGTGGTTGCGCATAGTCGCATGTCTCTCACCTCGTTTTCTGGGCGCTCGTTTGCGCCGTCACTTCACTGGCGAGTATCGGCCCGCCAGCCAGAAGTCCATGGTGGCAAGGGTGCTTCATTGCCTGGTTCAACTGTTCGCTAATCAGCGTCCGGTCGTGCCCGCAATAGTAGCCGCTTTTCTCTATTGCGGCGTCCGAGTTCGCGGCATAGAACCTCAACTGCGAACAATGAATGTTGTTTCCGCCCCGTTCCCCACACTTCCTCAAGTCACTCATCGCTAGGTACCTCCTCATCCGTTCCGATGAATCGCTGGATTGTTCCTAGAAAGACGCCGTGAACCGTACCCGTCATTCCGCGCTTGTGCTTATCGAGAATGAATGCGGTCGGCCTGGGTGTCGGCGTCACGCCCTTTGTTGGCGGCGGATTGTGCAGAATCAGGATGTCATCCGCCATCGGAATCAATGCGCCGGGAGCCTCGGCCAAGTTCTCTTTGCGCGGCGACTTGTCCATGTCAGCATGTGCCGTCGTGATCTGGCTGGCCAGAACCACTGGGACCTTGATGTCCATCGTTAGCTCTTTCAGTCCCTTGACTACCGTCACCAATGCGGTTCGCAGGTCTTTGCATCTCACGCCGGGGTCCACTATCTGCGCGTAGTCCACCAGGATACAACCGACCGGGTGGGCCGAGTTCTCCTTCTCTTTGATTGCCTGCCGCGCGTTCGCGCAGAGCATCGGTAGTGGCAGCGAGTTGGATTCAGATATGAGCAGCCGGTCCCCGAACCCGTGAACGACAGCCTGCGCGTCGGTGTAGCGTTTCCAAGCATCATCTTCAGCGGATCCCCGGTATCCGTCATGCTCCAACTTCCAGAGGTTCACGCCGCTGATATTGGACGCCATGAACGAAGTTAGGTCTTCAGCGTCCGTCTCATAGGAGTAATAGAGAGTTGAGTATCCCGCGAAGACGCAGTTCATCGCGATCATGTTGAGTAGCGCGGTCTTGCCGTTGGAGCTTCTCGCGCCAATGATAATCAGTCGCGGCTTGTAGGTTATAATCCCGCCGCTGAGCTTGTCCAGGTCTGTGATACCGTATGGTATCGGCCTACCCTTTGGTTCGGCCATTGCGCTCGCTACTGACAACATGGCTTCGTCTGCCCTTCTCCAAGTCTTGCCTTGGTCCCTGAGCGAACCGCAAGCCATTGCGCTTGCGATATAGAACCCGACCGGGTCGGGACTATCTTCTTTCAGCACGTGTTTCATGACATTCCTGAGTGATTCTGCTATCTGCCGCCTAACCGACTTGTCCTTCACGATGCGGCAGTAGTGAGCGATATTGTGATAGGTCGGGCATGTCTCGCAACACGCGAGGATGTATTCGACTCCCCCTATATCTTCTAGCTTGTTTCGTTTCTTGAGTTCCTCTGTGATGGTAATTATGTCTACTGGTTCCCCGCGTTCCGATGCAACCTTGAGGCAGTCGAACATCTCCGAGTGTGTCGGGCGGACAAAGTCCTGCGCTTCAAGCATCCGCAGTCCGATAAGCAAGCCGTCCGGGTGAATGAGCATTGATCCCAGTGCGGATTGCTCGGCTTCCAGATTCTCAGGTTCCGGTGGTCGCTCAGACATCAAGCGTCGCCATTGGCTGGAGTTTGTCGGTGTCATCGTACTTGCCGCTTGCTATGGCTCGCTCGGTCAGCTTCTTACACTTCTCCCATTCCTTGGCTATCTCGTCGTCGCCAGGTATGGCCTCTTGGTGAGGGGCATTACCGCCTGACTTTTCCTTGTCGCGCCGATCCCAGGAAAGGATGGTCATGTAGTCAGAGGCATACTTCTTCCCAGTGCTGGCCTTGTAGAGTCCGAGTGCTTCGATCTTACTGCTGGTAAGTGCTTCTCCGAACTCTGCCATCAGTTTGCCGTGTTCCTCCTCGGTCATTGACACCTTGGGGTAATACTCGACACGGAGGGGGAGCGGAGCGACCTTCTTTCCTTCTTTCTTTGTTCCTTCTTTCTCTTCTTTCTTTCGTGCCGACTGTTCCCCGACTGGTGGCGTAGTAGTCCCCGACTGTTCCCCGATTGTTCCCCGAATAGGCGTATCATCTGCTTCTTCTGGTGGCGGGTAGATGCTGTCTTTGTGCTTTTCGACGGTCTGATAGTCGTTCCATCTAAGCAGTTGGATGTAGTGCTTGCCTTCGACGGTGTAGCGGCAAAAGCTCCGCAGTCGGCCTGCTATCTCCTGAAGTAGGTTTTCAACCTGAGCGGTAGTTACGCGATCCTTGAAGCCGAATGCGTAACGCTTCACAGTAGATGGACTGGCCTGAAGCCTGCCGTCATCGTCGGCGTTGCTTATGCAGGCTATGAATACGCGGAACGCGCCGTCGCTGAGCAAGCCTACGTCTTCGTCATCCCAGATGGTGGGGTCTATCATGCGTTTTCGCGCCATTGTGATCTCCTGTGGGGTGTCGAGTCGGGGGAGTACAAAGGAAAGGCCCCGGTTTGCGGTATCAGAAGTGTTGTTGACGCACATCCGAAGGCACACGCACCGGGGCCTGGTAGTGACCCGTAAAGGTCACACTTGATTGTGAAGTTGTGAACCGCCACACTATGCATGTGCCCAATTCTCCGAACGTGCGTCAACATGACTATTCTAGCCTCCCGCGCGCTGAAAGTCAAGTGGTTTCTCGCGGTTGCCGGGGCTGTCATTCCCCCAACACCAACGGAACGTCGCTTCCTCCCTCTGGATAGATCGTTGTGCGTCGAGACTCAATCGGCAGATCTTTCATTGATTTGGGTGACCCAAACGG